GATAGGAACCCTGTGGTGCAGATAAGAAACGTATCGGATAGAGGTTGGATAGGTCAGAACTTTCATTGGTTAGGAAAAGGTCAATCAATAAGAAATTATCTTGCAAGTGAAGTTATATCTGATGGCATTTATGAAATTTATCCATCAGAACTTAGAGACGTTATGATGCTACCTATTAGAGATTTCAAAGTTGGCGGCTAAATAAATAAAAACCATTTAAATGGCAGATATTAGAGATAGAGATGTTAGTGCAAGGGGAGGTTATGATCCCAGATTTGATGGTAGGGTGAGACCTTCAGCGCGGAAGGCGCAAGATGCTGCCAAATCTCAAGAGAAGTCTGGTGGTAATACCAAAAATAATCCTAACAATGCAGATACTGGACCAGAGGTCTATCGATATCCAAGAGAAGCGTTATCAAATACCACAGATGCTTTGTACATATCAATATTTGATCAATTTAGAACCAGTGATACTGGTGCTTCTAATCTTTTTAATCTTGATGGTCTTTTAACAAAAAATCCAAAAGGAGAAATTGCAGGCGTAAATCTTGAAAAATTAAACGTTAAGGCAGCTTCTGACTTTTTTCAAAGAAATCCAGATAAGGTAAAGAAAAAAAATACAAAATACATATATCTACCAATTCCACAACAAATCAGTGATGCGTTAGCAGTATCTTATTCTGAAGATTCATTAAATCCACTACAAGCTATTGGATTGCAAGGCGCTACAGCAGTTGCGGAGGGTGGTCCTCAATCCGTTCTTCCACTTATAGAAGGACTAACCAAAGGTGAATTTAAAGGACTAGACAAAGGTACTATAAGCACAATACAATCAGGTCTTGCTGGGAAAGCACTCAATACTTTAGGTGCTAACGTGAGTCCTAACTCAGTAATTTCTAGGGCAACTGGACAAATCCTACAATCAAATCTTGAACTTTTGTTTAGTGGCGTAACTCTTAGAACATTTCCGTTTACATTTGATTTTACACCAAGAGATCAAGTTGAAGCAAGAGAAGTAATGGCAATTATTAGATGTCTAAAATCGTCGATGGTGCCAAAAAAAGGAAGTAATCCCTCACTGTTTATTGGTTCACCTAAAGTATTTCAATTGGAATATGTGACTGGACAAAAAGCACATCCATTCTTAAATAGATTCAAAATATGTTCTTTATCACAACTGAGTGTTAACTACACAGCATCTGGAACCTATGCAACTTATTCAGATGGTACACCAGTTCATATTCAAGTCTTATGTGAGTTCAAAGAAATTAATCCAATCTATGCAGAGGATTATGAAGAACAAGGTTTGAATGGTCCATATGCTGATGTAGATGAAGCATTGAACGTAGTAGGAGGTGTAGGTTACTAATGTCTTATTTCAGAGAACTACCAAATCTTTTATATCAGTCAACTCTTTTAGACAAAGTTTCTTCTAGAGACTATGTACTAATTAAAAACTTATTCCGTAGAGTCAAACTTCAAGACTATATTGAGGATAAAGTTGCTTTTTTTGATAAGTATACAATCTTAGATATACAGAGACCAGATAATGTCGCAGAGATCTTTTATGGTAAAGCAGACCTAGATTGGGTTGTAATCCTGACTGCAGGTATTACTAATATTAAAGATGAATGGCCACTTTCTAACTATGATCTCTACAGATATGTTGAAAATAAATATGGTCTCACAGAGATGAATGATGTTCACCACTATGAGACCATTGAAGTTAGAGATAAAATTGGTCGATTAATTTTACCAGCAGGGCAAATTGTAGATCAAACTTTTACTATTCCAACTCCTTATGATGCTTCTACTAATGGAAACTTTTATGTTGGTGTAAGACCAGAATCAACAAATATTGATTATAAAGCAGTTAGTGCAAATATTAGTCCAGTAACAGGAGTTAATAACTATGAATATGAAACGATAGAGAATGAAAAGAAAAGAAAGATTCAATTAATGAAACCATCATATCTACAAATATTTTTGAATGATATGAGAAACATTATGCATTATGAAGATAGTAGTCATACAATTAATTCAAGATTATCAGTTACTGATAATACTAGACTACTAGGTCCATAAGAGATCTAGAATGAAACCGCAGAAGTAACTCTGCGGCATCACTATGGTAATCAGACTTTACTCCTCAGCAAGTTTAGCAAAGTATGCCATTGCGTCATCTTCTTCACCACTAGAAGAACTAGAACTCACGATGTCCTCTGCATTAAAGTCACCAGGAGTAGAAGTTATTGCAGGTGCAACACCACGACGCTCGTCATTGAACTGGCGTTCTTCCTGAATAGATTCTTCATCTTGGAAACGAGGGGTGCCCTTGTTACCCAAAACATAATCTAGACGCTTCTTGAGAGCATCATACTCTTTAAACTGATCGGGAGCAGTGAACTCAGCGAGAGAGTTTTCTTTCTTCCAGATTGCTTCCATTGCGTCATCGTCGTCCAAGAGTGCGCCTTGTGCTGCAAACTCAGAAGAATCGTAGTTGCGATAACCAGCAACGTTCTTTGCCTTCAGTTTGAAGTTAGCACCTTGCCAGAAGTCGAACGGATCGATTGCTTCCTCATCCTCAAACTCAGGTTGCATTGCAGCAGTCAGTTTGTCAAAGATCTTCTTACCATACTTGTACAGCATGACCTTACCTTCATTGGAAGGATTGGCAGGATCCTTTACAACATAAATGTTGCTGATGTAAGTAAGTTTACGCTTCTGCTTACGTGCAGCATCTTTACCTGCATCAGTGCCGTTGTTCCACAGCATTGAGTTATACTCAGATACAGGATCTTTCTGACCCAAACTAGTCAGAGAGTTTTCAATGTACCAACCACCTGGACCTTGGAAGGCGTGAGAGTACAGTTTCACAAACGGCAGATCTTCGCCGTTAGGAGCGGGGAGGAAACGGATAACGGCATAACCATTGCCGCTCTTATCACATTCCAGTTTCCAGAGACGGTCATCAGAAGAACTGCCGCCATTGTTATTCATTTTTTCGACTTCCTTGACAAGTTTTTGAGTCAGGGAACCCAGTTTTGATTGCTTTTTAAGGTCTGCGAAAGACATTTAGATACCTCGGATAGGTTAGATTGTTTGGATTTGCTTAGATAGTATAACAAAGAATCCATCAGGTGTCAACGTGTTTTTTGAGTGCCTCGATGGTTGCATTCATACTACTGAACAACATAGTCATATCAGTCTCAGGTGGGAAACCCATCATTGCGACTGACTTACGAAGATTCTCTTTCATTTCGACCGCTTTAGGATCGTCTGAAAGAGATAATCTAGTATACATCACTCTTTGCTTTTCTAGCAAGTTTGTGAGTATATTGATATGTTCTAGTTGGTCTTCTTTGGACATCATACTAAAACTGAAGAGAGAACCATAGATTTTCTCTTGAAGATTATTAATTTCAGTTAGTTCTTCCTGAATAATTTCAGAGTCGAAAAATTCACCCATTTACTATTGACCGCAGAAGTTTTTTGTAATTGAATACATCAATATTTATGAAGGGACTATACTTTTTTAATTTCAAACTGACAGTTTCCCACACAGGATCATCTAATTTATTATCGAAATTTTTTGAAAAATGGAAAATTTTTTCGTAAATCACGAAGTTTTCTAGAGATAGTCTCCCGCTCAAATATCTTTTCAGAAGGATGGGATGTCCTTTGGAACAATCGAACAGTTTCTTGAATTCGTTTTCCAAGAACAACTCGTTGCTTTGTTCTTTGAACAAGTAAGTCGAACTCTGTCTTCGTTTTTTCCATTCGGTATAAGTCCTTTCGCCAGAATTGATAATTTCTCCAATCCATAGGTTTTGTGGGTTATCGGCAGCAGAAAAATTAGATACTAAAAAATTAACGACCTCTTCATCAGAATACTTACGAGAAGTCTTCTCAAACCAGTACTTGTCTTTCCTCTTATTAAAGGAGGATACACTAGCACGGGTCTTCGCTCCGTATTTGAAGAAGTCGTATTTGGGATTTGTGAAATGGTTTTTTAGTGAAAGGTAATGTTGATAAGTTTCAAAAGGTGACATAATAAATTTCAAGAATCACTTTCCTCCATATTTTTTGTATCTACCACCTTCGGTAGAAGACCAATCTCTTTTAGTGAATTTACCGGTAGATTTATTCAATTCACCAGTTTTTCCTTTAAGTTTAGCAAGAACTCTCACTGGTGATGGAGCGTTGAGGGCACCTTTCTTACTTGGTTTCATTGGTTTTGGCAATGTTTGTTTCATATTAAGTGGTTGACCACCATAAGTACTTGCAATACTGGCAACTGTTGTTGCATAATTGCGATCAGTTGCATAAGCACCATGACTTACTTCTTTAGAACCAGGAATTTTTCCCCCACCAGGAATTTGAAGTCTTTGAGCAGCCTGAAGAACACTCTCAGAACCTTTGGTTTTATAGTTCCATTTTCTCATTCTATCTGCAATAGAAGCATCTAAACTATCATAGTTTTTGAATGGTTGATTCATCATTACACTGCGACCATTCACAACTTCTCTTGTTCTCATTGAACTGGTATTTTCGCGACTGGTTCCTTTCTGACCAAAATAGTTAAAAGAACCACTCGGATATTTGCCATATCCAGTTTCTAATGCTGCCTGAGAAGCAATAGTATCTGCCTCTATAGCACTAGCACCTTGAGAAATTGCCCTTCTCTTTATATCGCTATAAAATTTTTGATTTCTATCCTCTTGCAAAATTTGACAAAAATCAGAAAAGGTTCTCATTTTTTTTATCTTGTATGGGAATATTTATCTAGATGGGCAGTTTTGCTCTTGAAGTTCTCTTCATAAAGTTGAGACGTGTCGCATCCCACTTAAGTTTCTCTTTTAGAGGTTTTGAAACGAGTTTAGTAATTGAGTCTACCTCAAGTTCATTGATTTCGCAATAGTGTACGATAGCATCAATGTAATTAAATTTTTCTTCGGAAGCAATTTTTTCAATTTCCAAGGCAAATTTGGAAGGAGTTAAAAATTTACTTTCGATTGCTTTCTCTAGTTCTTTATTAGGTTCCATAGAGCTCCAGTTTATCTCTAACAAACTTTCCAATGTATTCTGTAAGAAGTTTGATGTATTTTGATTTGTTTCGTTCTTCATAGACGACGCATTCTCCATTTTCACAAGCCATAATAATTACAAGTTTTTGGACTGATATTCCAGTCAATTCATACAGCATACAACCATATGCCATGCACTGTACAAAGTAGTGATCGATCCATTCCCGTGGTTTGGGTTTGGCAGATGTTTTGAAGTCGATTATAGCTAACTCGCCGTCATATTCAGCGATACAGTCTACAGTCCCTGCTACACCTAATTGTTTGCTATACAGAGACCCTTCAAGGGCGTAAATATTATTTATAAGATTTAGTTTTTCTTTAGAGATCTTAAAAAGAAATTTAGAGATAGGAGGAACATCTGGTAGTTCTTCATTTTTCATGAAGTATTCAACCAATGTGTGCATATCTGTACCACGTCTCGTAGAACGTTTAGTGATACGATCTGCTTCCTCATTACCAACTCTTTTGCGCCATTTGACAAAGATTTCCTTATTGAAATGACTGGTCACCGAAGTAATGGAGACCAGTCTAAGGAGTTCTTCTTCATCAGGCACTTTATAATAACGGACCCCATCAATAGTTTCTCTTTCTAAAGATGGAAGATCCACATCAACGTGATTGAACATTAAAATCCAGATTCCATTTTTGCGACGATGTATTCTTTGACAAGTCCAGAACGAACAATATCATCTACACCAAATTCAATTATATCAAATGATTCCATTTTACGCAAGATGCTTAAGAAATCAACGATACCATTCTTTTCGTTTGACTTTGTTAGATCAGACTGACGTGCATCACCACAGAAACAAATTCTAGTATTTTCACCAACACGAGTGATAATAGAATCTAGTTCGTGAAAGTTAAGGTTTTGGAATTCATCAACAATTATAATAGCATTATCAAGTGTAGTTCCACGTAAGAATGAAGTAGACCAAAACTTAATAGATTCCTGAGACTTCAGGTTTCCATACAACATTTCAAAGTCTGCGTCACTAGGCATCTGGAACATATACTTAACCATATTCTTATATGGAATCTGGTAGATGTCTGCTTTATCATCATGGTCTCCTGGAAGAAAACCAATCTCTCTAGTTGCTACAAGAGAGCGTACAAGGTAGATACGTTCGTAAGGGGTATTTTCATTCAACACATCTTTAAGTGCGTTGAAGAGCGTTATAAACGTCTTTCCTGTGCCAGCCGCACCGTAAGCAACTATGTGCTTCCCCTCAGTATAAGAATCAAATAAACGTTTTTGATTCTCTGTAAGAGGTTCGATATCGACCAAATATTCTTGACTGAGCGGTTTCTTTCGCTTCATCTGCTTGGTTGTAAGACCAACTCCAATGGGTTGTTCTGCAGATGCTCTCTTTCTTCTAGCCATACTAAATCTTCCTTACTCTCGAACCAGGTGCTTTCGATGCTTTTGCAAGAACCTCATTCCATCCAGGATTTTTAGCAACTAATTTATCTTTCCATTCACCCACTTCCTGTGCAGAGGCACATCCTTTACTCCAATCTTTGTCCCAATCAGGATTATCATTACGCCATTGCTCATAGTTTGCAATGGTCATATTCAATTCCTTTTCCTCTCCAGTTTTGCTGTTCTTTACAGGATATGATGGCATAGTATTAATTCCAAGATATTTTATTTAGATCCACTCAAGTGCTTCTGCACAGGTGGGAAATTGTTCAATAAAGATCTTTTTACAACCTTCTGCAAGATCCATATGTTCCTTCTGAGTACCGTTAGCAGTTCTCAGATTTATGTAATGTGCCCATGAACGAACTGAGCCACTCATATAGATTTTTGTGGGTGTGGCGAGTGGGAGCACAAAACGAGCACACTCCTTTGCAATACCTGCTCCTAACATTTCCTGATACAGTTTCATTGCACTATCAAAATGCCGCTGAACCTTTAACTCAAAGTCTTGACGCATATGTGGATCAATATCATCAATAGAATTTTGACGATTCTTAGTGTCTTGGCGGCGAAGATCAAACAAAGGAATTGTTTCTGCAAGCATAGATGAATCTGCATACCGTTGAGAAAACTCTTGATATGTAAATGATCTATGCCTCAGAACTTGAGCTGCCACACCTCTAGTGGTTTCAAGTTCCAGAGTCATAAATGCCTGCTCAAACACTGACCAGTGGTTGTGCTTGATGCAGTACCCCAATAGTTTAGCGTAGTTTGGATTCTCTTGATTGTTAGGGTTTGACACACGAGCAACGTATGCCATCATTTTCTCCGCATCGGGAGTTACACTAATCAGTTTTACACTCATTTAAATCCTTTTGATACTTTTTTCTCTAATACTGCCAATTCTTCCTCAAGATCTCGCAGTTGTTTCTTCATCTCAATCAGTTTTTCTTCTGTATAAAGATGCTCTTGCTTCACTAGTCTGCGAAGCAGTTTCATATACTTTCTTGCCCTATCAGTCGGGATACCCATCGTCATCGTTAAAAACCTCGTCGTAATCGCCGTAATGTGCAGGATCATCGAAATTCTCTCGCTTATCTGTATAAGCATTCGGATCCGAATACACCTCTGCCTTTAACCCATCAACCAAGAGTTCCAAGTTACGGACGATGAGTTTCAATCGTTCTTTGTCCATAATAGTGTGTACACTGTAGGTATTATAGCACAAAAAAAGGGGGAGGTTTCCCCCCCCCGATTTTAAATTAATTTGCTAGTAGAATTTTACAAATTCTTTTACATGTTCCTTGGTCCTCTTCGCATTCGATTAAACAATCAAAGTAGTCATTTACTAAATCCAATTCTTCGTTAGATTTGGAAAGTACATTTTCAATATGCACCCATTCTGCCAATTGATTACGGGAAATGCGATTATGCATTTTCACCTCCATAGATTTTAATACCATAAGAAGGAATTACTTCATAGGCTAGCCTTAATTCTATACTATGTAGACTACTTTGTGTTAATTCACTAACATTTGTTAATTCTTTACTTAAAGACAAAAAAAGAGAGGGATTATGTCCCTCTCTGCAATGTAAGTTAATGAATCACTTAGTATAAGTACGACCACGATAGCAGAATGTACCGTGCGACTCTTTGTTTTCTACACAACGAGTAGAATACTCGACACCACGATATGAGGTGTGAAGAATTTGTGCGTTGTGAATAGCAGATGCTTTGTTGATCTGCTGTTTTACCATTTGAAGGGTGTTCATTGTAGTTACTCCTAAAGTAGTTGGATTTTTAGGTCCGTTCCTTTAGTCGTTTGCGTCCCAATAGCACTCAGGTGTAGATTCCTTAATGGCCTCTACCAACTCAATCTTAACTTGATTGTTAACATTTTCGTTGTTCAACATCCGTAGCATAATGCTATCGGCGTCTTGACAACTGAGTGATGAATATAAAAGTAATTCAATCATGGGATGAACGGCTCCGTTCCGCGACTTACTTGCGTCCCACCCAAGAGTGGGATGAACGTCAGGTCTTATTATAGACCTTATGCATTATTTAGTCAAGTGTCTCAGTATCAACACAAACATTTTATTTAAAATCCTCACAGACAAAAAAAATGCCGGAAAAATTTACCGACAATTTTAAAATTATTTTTTCTTTTTGATTTTAGGGGGCGGTGCTCCCCATAACTTAGGATTATGTGTGCCCAGACCGTAATCAATACCCTTCAACCCATCACGAAACTTATCCCAGTACATATTAAAAATACTTACTGCTTTTGCACCTCGTGTAAGATCATATCGCACTTGACCATCAACAGTATATGTAACAATATTAGCGTCATTTGGGCAATCCTTTGTTCTCACTTGCTCCAAAGTACCATTGTCAATCATAATTTCCACTCCATACTTTTTTTTGGAGTTTTCTTTTTCTGATTGTGTCCAAGAATTCATAGGTTTCTTTTCGTTATCGGTAT